CGGCCCCTAGGAGAAGTACCTCTACTTGATCGAAACCGGGAGTTGCTCGGTCAATACCGACTGCATTAGACATTGCCTCGGCATAGCAATCAGCGAGACTAAGTAGGTCTGGCTCTGCGTGAAGGGTTGAGGGGAAGACGAAGGTTAGGACTAGTAGTGACTGTTTCATTTAATAGCCTTTCAAAAGAGAAGTAGGGGCCACTTAAGGCCCCCAAAGATTTCTGCTTTAGAGTGCGGTTGTGCGCCCAAGCTCTGCGTAAACGATCTCTGGATCAGAAGGATCGGGGCGATGAGTCACTTCGGCAATGCACTGTGCGTTCACAGCAGCATTAAGCAACTCTTCCATTGTCATGGACTCGTCGAGACCGAGGTGGTCAACGAGGAACCGTTTGAGGTTGTACTCGCTGCGGGCGAACTCAGACTCTTTCCCTTCAGTTGTGTTGAAGAGGAAGGTCTTGCGCAGGGTCTGCCCGCTTACATTGCCGAAAGCAGTCAATTCATCTTCATCCACGTCGTCCTGTGCCTCAATGCAGGCCATCTGAAACTGCACACGGTCGAAGGTATCACCGGTTTTGGCTGACTCGAAGTCTTCGATTTCAGGCACAGCTTTGACCGCAAATGTATAGTGGCCCATTGGGAGATTTGGCGGACGCTGAATTTCTTCTGCTTTACGATCAAGAGCATCTGTGAAACGCATTTGCGTATCCTTTCTTAGTGGTTCCCCGTCGGGAGGCTGGTGAGTACTAGCACGGCGTCCCGCGCGTAGCTTACGAGGCTTTGAGGTCCTCGAATAGTTTGACCATCCCTCCATCGAGGATGTCGTATTCCTCTTTGACAGTGAAGGGCGCGCCAGTCTTTAGGTCCAAAAATGCGGTCGGAACAGTCTTTAGCTTGCGCTTGACTTTGGTTCCGCTGCCTGTGGTTTCGGACAATACCATAGTGTTAAAGAAGCGAGGGAGCTTTGGGCCGAGCGCTTTGCCTATAGAACTGGCGTAGCCTTTCGTTCCTGTCGCTGTGTCGATCAGGTCGATGTGGGAGATAACGATTACGTTTGTCTCGAAAGAGTCATCAGTTATGTTAGCCACGAGGTCTTGGATTATGTCTTGGGCCGCGCTGTACCATTGGCGAGGGTCTTTGGCAGATGGGTTCATTCCTTTGGCCCATCGAAGAGCGGCAAGTCCTGCGTTGGTGAGCGAGTCAATTACGAGGATCGTTTTTTCGCCCCACTGGGAAGGGTCAGACTCATCGTCGGGCCAGCGTTCTAAGGATTTGAGGGCGCTCACGTAAGCTTTAGGCGCGCCCACAACTTTTGGTCCCTGTTGAGACATTTGCATTTTATCACGGAAGGTATTGAAGCCGATTTTTCCGAGAAGGGCTGGGTCTTTGTGCCGAACAATGGAGATGAGGGAGTCGAGGCCCGAGTCAAAATCAACTATGCGGAGGTCGTAGCCAGCTTCGACGAGGGGAGCAAGGGCACCAGTTTTGCCTGCGCCAGAGTTACCCACAAGAAGGAATTTTACGAAACGGGATTTTTTGTGATCAGCGGCGCTGGGCATCATTGCGCTCCTTAATTTTCTGTCTCAGGTTTTCCATCGCCGCATGAAGAGCTGCGTCGAAGTCAGAAGTCTGAGCATTGATTTCTACACGGAGGCCGGTTGGCTGGTGGAGGAGTGTATTGTTGCGAACGACAAATGCATGGACTTTGCCGTGGATGTCTCGGATCATTGGTCTACTCTTTCCTTCAAGGAAGTGTTGAGTTCATCAAGAAGCGTTGTTACGCGGGCCGCTATTTCTTTCGTCTTTGGGGTGGTGGTGGAGGCCTCTATGATGCTTTGCATTTGGATACGCCCCATAGCAGTGTGACCGAAGAAACTGTTATGCTTCCAGATGATGCGACGCTTTTTTGCTGCTTCGCTCATCGCGGCACCAAGGGGTCCCAGCGGTGGGACTCAAAGTCGGACTTGATGTAGTTTTTGCGCAGTTTAGGGGACACAGAGCAAAGCTGTTTGTAGGGGCAGCCTCCGTAGTTGAAGCAGCTGTTAGGGTTCATCGGAAAGAACTCTCGCTCAGAAAGGTTCTGCACCATCTCAAGGAACTCTATTGTGGAATGAAGCCACTCGTCGAGTTGGTCTTTTGATCGAGTAGTTATGCCGCGTTCGAAGCGAACTGAAGAGGCAAGGATTTGAGCAGCGTCAATTATCACGCCTCTGACAGGGGAATGAAGGACGATTTGGCCAGCAAATGAATAGCCTGACATCTGGTTGTTGATGTCGAACTGACGGAAGTAGTAGGTGCCGACAGTGGTTTTAGTGGTTTTCTGGTCCATCACGTAGAGGTCGTCGCCGTACTCTACTACACGGTCGAGGTGGCCGCAGTAGATTATGTCCGTGGCGAAATCGACTTGGAAGGAAAGCTCAACGGCAGGCTCGCCATTCTGGAGGTGGTAGGTACGGATGCCGTGCTCGCTCTCGTCTGCGAATTGATCCACATACCAGACAATGGTGCGGATAAGGGCGACTCGAGTTTTATTGGCGTCGTCGAAAACGAGGGCGCAGCCGCGCTCATGATCCCACGAGTCACGGAGGGCAAGTAAAACTACCTCTGCGAGGGCTTCGTCGATGGAGGAGCCTTTAGCACGGAGTTTGTAAAACTCCTCGAGAGCGGAAGCATAGATGCCCCCAAAAAGCAGGTGTACGCTCTTGTGCTTAGGCTTGATGCCGAGGATGTTTGCGTAGTAGTATTTGCGGAGGCAGGTTTGGGCAAGATCAAGGCTGGTTGCGTCCCAAGCAGTCTGGACTCCATTGTCGAACGAGGAGCGATCAGCGGTTAGCTCGGCGGCTGAGGGGAAGGAGGAGTCTTTCATGCTTTGGTTTCCCACTGAGAAAGGTCAGGAAGGGCGGCGCGAAAGGTGAGGACTTTGACAATGACGCCTTCTGCATGCAGAATATCATGGTATTTGTTGCAGGCGTCGGAGGTAGACTCGGCCCAAACCTCACTTTGAGAGCGTAAGCTGCCTTCATAATAAAGAGCTTCTACGATGAATTTTTTCATAGCTTCAACTCTGCTGCGAGACTAGCAACTGCTTGCTCTTTGGCTGTCTTTTTGGAGGTGGCTGCTTTGGCTGGTTGGGCCTTGAAGAGGTGGCGTTGTTCGCGCATCCACTTAACGACCTCGGTAGCGTCATCCTTAGTCAGGGAGAGTGGGTCACGGTTCATCAGTTCTTGTATCGCGCTCATAGATCAGCCTTTACATCTATGTGTTGTTCGGGGATTTCTTGACTGCGTTTCTTATCTACGAAATTGCTGATAAGGATACGCACGACCTCGGAGGTAGCTAATCCCTGCGGTTTGGCGATGGACTCGATGTAGTCCCAATCACCAGCACGGAGGTTAAGCGTCACCTTCTGCAGATCGGCTTTTACTCGTCTTGACAATGAGAAGCTCGCTTTCTGGACTGGTTCTGCTGATCGAGAAGGACAAGCATTCAAAGTCGCTGTCCTTCTTCTTTTCCACATAGAGTTTTGCCCGAAGGCGCTCCGGTGAATTGGTTTCCACAACGATCCCACTCTCCGAATTAAGCGCCTCGTAGAGGAGGTCTAGGAGGGGGACAGGATGGCTCATTCTGGAAGGATTTGGCAGACAGGGTAGAGGTTGTTTCTCTCGGAAACAAGGTCGATTACTGTGCAGGTGAAAGTCGCGCCTTCGTCGAGTTCTGGGGCAAGGAAGGCTGCCACGTCCTTCTCGAGATAACCGATGTGTTGGCCCTCGTAGAGGACTTTGATGGCGTAGATGTCGAATGGGTTTTCTGGCTCACGCTCGAGTTCGAGTTCGACCGGCGGAACCATGTTTCCGACTATGGCTTTGGCGGGGATACCGTCGCGCTCCCGAAAGTGCATCCCGACACATTTGGCTTGGTAAGTAGACATAAGGGCTGATCCTTAGAGGTTAGTGATGGAAAATGATGCCCCTCGAGTAGCACACGCCTAAGCGGCTGGCCCGAGGGGCGAAGGGCAGGAGGAAACGACCAAGAAACGTCCTGCCCAACTCGGAAGGGTTAGAGCTGGAGGTCACTTGCGAGACCAGCAGTCTTCTCCCGTTCTTTGAGGTTCTTCTTGGCAATTTCGATGATCTTTGGGTTCTCAGCGAACTCAACGACCTTGTTTTTGATTGCGTCCTCACCGTGCTGCTCGCAATAAGCTTTCTGGGTGATGCCCATGTCTTTGAGCTGGCCAGTGATAACCGCTTTGGCAACTGCACGAGCTTCTTTCTCGATGGGGTCGAGACGGGCGGAGCTGCCACCACCGACGGAAGCGAGGGTGAACTCGTAACCTGCATCATATTCAGCAACGAGGTCAAGAGCAAACTTTTCGAGTGCCGGGCCTTCGAGTGTTTCTGCTTCTTTCTTGATCTTAGATGCGCAGTTGTTGCGGATGTTTTCGGCACGGACTTGGTTGAGCGCCTTGGCCTCTGCCTCGGTGATGGTGTGACCCTCGGTGTATGGCGCGGCAACGGTTACGTTAAAGCCTTGAACGGTGATCTCTTTTGTGGCTACTTCTGACATTTTCCCTTTTCCTTTTCTGCTAGGGTGATGGTGTTCGTGTTTTTACGTTATCAAAGACGAAGCTGGGATGCAAGCCCTTTAATGTCGATTTTTGCACTTTCGACAATTTTATCCGCAAGGAACTTGCGTGCCGTGTGGGATTGCCCCGCGTACATGCGCCGCCCGTGTGGGTCTTCTCCGCGTGAAAACGTGCAAGGCTCCCCGCGATAGGCGCAGCATGTTGGGCAAGCTGCTGTCTTGATGATTTCTGGGCGGCTGAGGCTGGTCATTTGAGGCTCCGGTTTGGAAGGTTAGGGTAGCAAAAAATGGGCGGAATGTCAAGAAGAAGTTTCAGCGGGTATGGGCTTTTCCAAAACGGTTAGGACCATACCCGAGGCGCTTTAATCGACTTCTTCTTCTGCCCTCTCTAGCATCCCATCGAAGGTGATGTAGGTGAGGCGCTTTTTGGCGCGGGTCTGGATCACGTATTTGAGGTTGAGGTCTTGCTCGTACTTGGGGTTGCAGAGCGCGGCTTCGAGGAAGAACACCTCGTCGTACTCGAGGCCTTTGGATTTGTGACCGGTCATGAGGTAGACGCGTCCTGAGGAAGTGAGGAGGAAGTCGAGGTAGGCGATTGCGTCCCCGAGGGTCTTGGTTTTCTCGAGCAAAATCTTGATGCAAGCGGCCTTGTCATGAACTTGACCTGCGGCCCTTTCGTGGGCTCGTTTGAGTTCTTTGGTTTTCCAGTGCTCGAGGGCATCGAGGGCGGCGGCGCGAAGAGCCGGGTCTTTGCCAAGTTTACGCATGATCTTTTTCAATGGACCAGCAAGGTCTCGTCCTCGAATTTCGGGCATCTTTCCGTGCTGAAACATGGTGATAGCGAGTTTGAAGAGTGGGGCATTGTTCCGGCAGATAACGGCGGAGCCATCGGGGATGTCTGCCACGCTCCAGGAGGGAAGGTGTTTAACTTCGCCAGGCTCCTGCCACTCAGGTGCTTGAATGTCGGGCGCTCGCCATTTGACATGCTCGACTATTTCTGTGCCGCACCGGAAGGTGATGGTTAGGTGGCGATGTTCCATGGAGAACTTCTCGGTCATTGTGGAGAGGGACTTAGTGTCGGCTCCACGGAAACCATAGATAGCTTGGAAGGGGTCGCCCACGGCAATGAGGCGGCGATTGCGTACCATCTTTTTGAGGATGTGATGGTTGAGGGCGCTGAGGTCTTGGGCTTCATCAACGAGGTAGAGGTCGTGGTAGGGCCAAGATACGGAACAGATGGCTGGGCAGTATACCATGTCATTGAAGTCGATCTCGCCTTGAAGAGCGGCCTTGAAACTCTGCACGAGTACTTCGTCGATCAAGGACTGCTGAAGGCCCGATACCTCGGTGGGGAGGGAGGGATAGAAGTCGGAGGGGTCAGTGATGAGGGGCTTCCAGTGGCCTCGGTAGGAGTTTGGGAGGTAGCCGTTGTTCTTTGCCTGACCTATGTAGTCGAGGGTTTCAGAAAATAACTCACGCATCTCCTCGGCGTCGTCGCCAGAAAGAGCGGCGCAAGCTTCTTTGAGAAGCTGGAAGGACTTGCGGTCATTGAGTTTGATCTTCTTTCCAATGAAGCGGCCCCAGGCTCCATAGCCAAGGCCGTGGAGGGTTTTGGAGGTGCAGTTGGAGGGAAGACGCTCGGTCATCTCGTTGGCGATGGCTTTGTTGAACGCGAGGCATAGGATGTCGGTTTTGGGGAGGGCTTCTGCAATGAGGACAAGGGTAGAGGTTTTAGCTGCTCCTGCGCGGGCTATGACTGCGAGGTTAGTGGTTTCTTCACGAGCGTAGCGGATGATTTCGGCTTGCTCGGGAGTTGGGTCGAAGGCCATTTCGTTTTTCCTTTGTGGCTGAAAACTAATGTTTCCATTATACACGGTTTGGCGAAATTGTCAAGAGGGAGATTTTGCTGACGGTCAAGGGGTGTTTTGTGCCCTCTTTGCCATGACTTTTTGATAAGTAGCGTTTGTTTGCCGTACTATATCAACGTACTGCTCCAAGGCTTCTTCTGCAATTTCAAGAGTTGCCCAGCGGTGTAGGCAATCTTTGCACTCTCGGCGGCGTCTTTGCATCGCGCCTAGGTATAGTTGTTTGGGGAGGGCGCGCCTAAAGTGGTGGCGCGCAGCAAGAGTTTGGATGTTGTCGGAATTGCATTTTGGGCAAGGCATGTTATAACTCCAGTTTTAGGCTCGCGGCCAATGAACGAAGTTCCTCGTCGTAGACTACTTCGCGCGAATGCTGTTCAAGTTTGCGCCGGTTATCTTCAAGGATGGCTGGGTAGCGAGATAGGAGTGGG